CGTGCGCATGGCGCGGCGGATGATCCACTCCGGCAGGGCGGTGATCGCGCGATCGACGGCACGCCCCAGCAGGATCAACCACGCCAGCAGCGCGAAGCACAGCGCGGTGGCCGCCGTGTCCCAGCCCCGCGCGTGCAGCGCATCGACCACGAAAACACCGATCACGATCATCAGCAGGCAGTAAAGGATGCGCATGGGTCAGTCCTCCAGGTTGTGCGACACCACATGCGTGGTGGTGCTGGTCGATCCGTCGGGGTTGTCCTTCTCGATCGTCAGCTCCAACCGAAAGGCCAGGGCGAAGAACCAGAACAACGTGAAGGCGACCGCGGCGATCACGACAAGCACGGCCAGCACGTGGAAGCCGGCGTGTGCCAGTTGCACGGCGACGACGACGGCAACCAGCACGGTCAACAGCCAGATCAGGGCACCCATGGGTCAACCTCCAAACGTGAGCAACGGCACGTTGCCGCCGGTGGCATAGGCCTCACGCACTTTCGGCAGCGCCTGCTGGCCAACTGTCTGGCCGTTGGGCAGCACGATGTGCGCAAGGAACTCGTCTTCGAACGTGGTGATGCCGCTCTCCACCGCTTCCAGCTTTGCCTTCACCACCAGGTTCAACGCGCGCCACTTTTGGCGGCAGGCTTGCTCCCATGCCTCATGCGCCTGCGCGGGCGAACGCTTCAGGCCCTTGGCCTCGGTATGGGTGAACTTGCGGGCGGCAGGGTCAGGCATCGGCAGCACAAAGCGAACCGTCCAGCCGGTGCATGTGAAACCGAGTACAGCCTCGGTGCGGCTGGTGGTGTAGCCGAAGCGGTCGGCGCCATAGCGCTGCAACGTGCGCTCGATCTCGGCGCGCGATCGCTCGCTGCTCACGTCGGTGTTGGTGGCGTAGCGGGTCATTGGTTCCATTCCAGGCAGTCGGTGGTGGTGCAGGCGCCGCGGCTCTTCTCCACGCGGCCGCTGGCATCGCGGCGGATAACGCGCATGGATACGGTGCCGTGGCACAGCGGGCACACGCATTTCAGTTCGTCGGCGCCGCTGCGATTGAGGCGGCTCAGCAGATGAACCTCGGCGCGGATGCGGTCGGCCTTTTCGGCGTCGGTGCGCTGGCTCATCCGATGGCACTCCGGATGTAGTCCACGGTCACCACCGGGCGCACCGGGCCGAACGCCGCTTCCAGCTCGGCCACGTCGGCGTTGGTCTTCAGGTTGGCCAGGTACTCGGCGGTGGCCGGGTCGTTGGCCTGCATCCACTGCCACAGCTCGCGCTTGCGCTCGGGCTTCAGGTCGGCCAGCGCCACCATCGCCGGCGGCGGTGCCTCGCGCTCGATCACCTGGCCGGGCTTGAGGAAGCTGCGGTAGCCGCGGGTTTCGGTCTGGTTGCTGGCGGCCATCAGCGCACCGCCTTTGCCGGCTTGGCGCAGCACGGGCCGGTGTAGATGGCGCCGCCTGCCGGCGTGCGCTTCTTCTTCATCTGCGCCACCGGCCAGCGCCGGCCGCACTTGTAGCAGCAGCGCTTGCTGGCGGTGATGGGCGGGAAGATGTCGCGGGCCACGGCGTTCATGGTCAGGCGGCCGCCTGCAAGCCGAGGCTGGCGTTGAGGTCAGCAGGGATGACCGCGGGCAGCGACTTCTTTTCGCTGTCGTAGCCGAGTTGATCAACAAACGGCTTGATCTCCGGCCATGCTGCGACCAGGCGGTTGATCGTGCTGAAACCGGCGAGGGTGCCAATGGTCTTTTTCCGCAGATCTTCCTCCTGCTTATCCAGCGCGCTGATCTCCTCGAAGTGCTTCTGGATGGCCGCCGCGAGGTCTGCGTTTTCCGTTTTGTTCAGATCGAAGGAGCCGTGCTGGTCGATGAACTGGACCCGGACGTTTTCGGTGAAATAGAGCTTTCTCCAGTAGCTTCCGACATGCACTTGGATCATTCCCGCGGTCGGTAGCCAGCCATCCGGAAGGTCGTTCATATGCTTACGAATGGCCGCGCTGTAGCGCAGTCGATGCACCTTCATCGCGAGATCGTGCTCTCGGCGTTTCAATGCTTTCTTGTCTCTCTCAAACCGATGCTGCAGCAGACGGATGGTGATCGCGGCGCGCATGGATTCAGTGATTCGGAGTGTCATGGCTCGGTTCTCATGGCAGTGGAACGGGAAGGGAAGATCAGCGCGCCAACTCCAACGCATCCTCGACCGCCTCGCGGTCGGGCAGCGTGTAGATCACGGTGCTTTCGCGGCTGCGCTGGCCCAGCACCACCTGCACGATGCCTTGAGGGTCGCGCGCCTCGCTGCGGGCCATGACGCGCTTGGCCAGGGTGTGGCGCAGCCAGTGCGGGCTGGCGCATACCTGCAGGCCGGCTTCGGCCACCCACATGGCCATGCGCGCCTGGTAGCTGCGCACGGACATGCCGCGGTGGTTGCGGCTCATCACCAGCGGCATGTCGGGGTGGGCGCCGTAGCCCATGTCGGCGCGGATCTTGATCAGGGCCTTGAGGCAGGCGATGGCGCGGGTGTTCAGCGGCACTTCGTAGCCGCGGCCGCCCTTGGCGTGCTCGTCCACCAGGTGCAGGCGCTTGCTGCGCAGCGCGGCCTGCGCGTCGCCCAGGGTGATGCCGGCCATGCTGCCCACGCGGATGCCGGTCTGGCGCATCAGCTCGATCCATTGCGCATCGCGCCGCGCCAGCACGTCGGCGAACTGCCGCACGTGCTGCATCAGCTTCTTTTCTTCCGGCTCGGTCAGGTAGCGTTCGAACACCGCGCGCTGGGTGATGGTGTTCAGCATGACGCCACCTCCGCACCAGTGGCGGCGAGCTGCTGGGTGCGCTGCCACTGGCGAGCTTCGCACAGGGCGGCGATCAGCAGGCTGGCGGTGCTTTCGTGAAAGCGCACGTTGACGGGTCCACTCATGACCCATATCAGCCGATAGCCACTAGCGTGCAGCTGGTCGCCGAGCTCCAGATACTCGCCACTGTTCAGTCGAATCGGTGCGTACAGCTTCTTGATGGCCGGGAGCGCGGCCATGACGCGGGCAATTTCTTCGATCACCGCATCGCGGTCGATGTTCTCCACCTGCCACACGAACGGGCCGGTGCTCACGCACGTCATGGGCTGGCTGGGGTGAACGATCACCTCGATGTTGCCGTCGACGCTGTCGATCTGACGCAGGAACAGTTCTTCGATGCTCACGGTGTGACCTCGCTGGCAGGCGATGAATCGGAAGGGGTGAACACGGCGGCGAACTGCGCGTCGAAGGAGCGTTCCAGGACGGCGAGTTCGTCGTCAGCCGTGCGATTGCGGCGTTCGGTGGACAGGCGCTTGGCCGCAATGCGCGCCTGCAGCACCGACGCCTGCAGTTGGGTGATCAGTTCCTCGGCCTCGTTGATCGGCAGGCCGTGGTTGCGACCATCGACGCACACGGCAGGCATGCCGAGGCCGGGCAGGTAATGGGCGGTGAGGATGGGGCCGGTCATGCGACAGCCCTTGCCAACTTCACGCAGTCGGCAATGCAATAGCGCTTACCGGTGGTACCACGCTGGAGGACAGTCGCGCCCCAAGCCCTGCGGTACTCCGGCTTGATTGCTTCCTGCGCTGCTTTGGCGAGCGAGGAGGCCTCGAAGGTATTGACGGTCAGTTCACCCTTGGCCGTCACCAGGAACACGCGGTAGGTGGGCGAGGTCATGCCGACCACCCGAAGGTCTTCGCGACCATATGCAGCAGACCCAGCAGGATCAGGATGGTCACCACGCCAATGACGGCGAGGAACGGCCAGTCGGGTTTCTTCGGCGGCGGCAGCTCGCCCGGGTAGCGGAAGCCGGGATCGACGTTCATGCCGCACGCTCGATGCGCGCACGCGGCGCGCAGTCCACGCCTTCGATCTCGGCCAGCACGGCGATCGGCTGGCCGTTGACCATGGCCACCGCGCGGATCACCACGCGCTGGCCGCAGTCGCTGACCAGGCTGACCGGCTCGTAGCAAGTCAGCGCGCCCATGCTGGTCGGGCCGAAGTGCCAGTACGTGCGCAGGTCGCTGCCGGCGACGCCCTGGTGCAGCTCCACCCGGCCGCACAGGCCGCTGGCGAAGCGCAGCTGCTCTCCTACGCGCACCCAGGCGCGGCGGCGGCTGGCGGCGGGCGGTACCGGCATGTGCCGGTTGATCAACTGATAGGTCACGTCACACACGGGACACCTCCCTGGCAGGGGCAGTGGCGGCGACGATCTGCCGCTGGCGCATGGCCAGCAGTTCGTCGCGGAAGAGAAGGAAGAGGCACTGGCCGACGCCGGCGATTTGCATCGTGGGGTGGATCGAGCCAGGGGGGTGCTCGACCACCCGCAGATCGCCCGCCCGGGAGGGGGGAGGATCACGCGGAGCGGGCTTGCGCTTACCGACGGGCATCGGCCAGCGCCTCTAGGCGGGNNAGAAGNCCCAGGCCGGCGCGCGCGGTCGCATCGAATGCGTTGCGGACGGACTGGACTTCTTCGCGGGTGATTCGGCCGTCGCGCAGCATGTTGCGCACAGCCTTCGCCATGTCGCCCATTTCGGCGTGCATGGATGCGTACTGTTCGAGCAGCTCGACGTCGCCGGCGTCATGGTTGGCCGGCAGCTGGTAGGCAACGTGGCCCAGCGCCTGGTTGTAGGCGTAGAGGATCCGGAAATCCTGCGAGACCAGCTGCACGGGGATCGACTCGCGCAGGGTCAGTTGATGATCCTGCAGCGGGTTGGCCTTGTTGCTGAGCGTGGCCGGCAGCATGCCGACCTTCGGCGCCAGCGCGGTGGCGCCATGGCGCCGCGTGGCGGGATCCACGTAACCGTTCACGGTCTCGTAGATCGCATTCTCGACGGAGCCGTAAAGCTCGTCCTGCATGATGTGAACCCCCCGATCAACTTCACTTGGAGCGATCGAGGAACCCGGCTATGTTTCGTCGCGCAGGGTGCTAACAGTTACACTGCGCTCCGAGGGTCTCCCGCATGCCAATTGCCGAGCTCCTCACCCGGCCCCGGGCGGCTGCTACCGCCCGGGGCCACTTTGTTTCCAGCGGCTGCTACCGCTGTCGAACCAGCCACTCCGTTTCCGGAGCGCGCCTTAGATCTGAACTCCCCGTTCCCGCAGGCCATGCTTCAGCAGCAACTCGCATTGCTGGTTCAGCGTGCGCACTTCTGCCTTGGCCAATTGCGCCAGGGCCGACTTCAGCCCGGCCGGCAACACCAGCGAAACACGCTCCCGTTCACTGGGCGCTGGCTTTTTCGCTGTTACGCTACGCGGCTTGTTCATACGGACGTGGATGTTATGCATGCTCCACATTTGGAGCGTTGAAACGAACATTACTCCGGATTTGGAGAAACAGCAAGTGGGGGAAGGTGTGCCCGTAGAAACCATCTCCGACCGCCTGCGCAAAGTGCTGGGCGAGGAGCGCTCGCCATGGAAATGGGCCGAACAGGTATTGTTGTCGACCGGGGCTATCAGCCGGCTGCTGAAGGACAGCGTGCCGGACCCGGCGAAGCTGATTCCGGCCATCCGCGTGGAGAACCTGTCGTTGACCTGGCTGCTCGACGGCTACGGCGCGCCCTTCATCGTGGCCGCGCTTCCCACCGATCGTGCCGCCGCGCAGCTGCTCGACACCATGCTTGCCGACGAACCCGACAGCGCCGTGCTGGTCGCCTGGAGCGACCACGGCTACACCGTGGTGGTGCATACGCCGGTGATCGCCGAGCACGCCGGCAAGAGCTACTCCTATAGACAGACAAACATCCTCGGCGGCGCCGCGCCCGGCCCGCAGACCCGCGCCGTCGTCGACGCATTCGCCGCGCGCCAGCACAACACCTGGCGAAAAGTCGGCCCCTATCTCGCGGCCAGCCAGATCTACCTGCCCACGCCGGAATGGGCCGCGCTGGCCAGCGGCTACATGGGCAACTACGCACTCTTCGGCGAAGACCTGATCGGCGGCCTGGCCATCGACGCCGACCCCTATCAATCGCAAATCCAGCCAGCAGGGCAGGGCCACTGGTCAGACCCGCGACCGGCCACCGCCAACGGCGTCACCGAAGATTCCTTCGGCCCCGAAATGGACGACCTGGTCAAAACCTTCAGCCGCCTCAACTCCTACGACCGCCACGCCGCCCTGCGCATGCTCAAGGGGCTGCATTCAGCCAAGTGACACCCGCACCGCGCGCGGACAACCCCGCACCAACGCCAGCTCGACCGGCACCGGAACCTTGAAGGAAATGGTGCGCAGTAAGCCAAGTGCGGGGCGCCACTTTCGCTTACTGCGCACCACGTCGGTGTTGGGTGTCAGCAAGCGGTTAGGGTTGTAGCTGATCAGCAGCTCTTCCCCGTCCAGCGTGATGCTGTCGACGAAGCTGTTGTAGAACGATCTGGACCGTGCCGCGTTCCGATCGTCCTTCACCAGGTTATGCAGGAATCCCGTCAGCTCGTCGATCTCACCGCTGGTCATCGCGGTGGCCGGCGGCTGCTCGGCGTCGATGGCGGCAAGCACGGCCTCAGCTTCTTTCTGCAGGGCATTGTTCTGGCGCAGCCTGGTGGTCATGTCGCCGAGGTTCGGCGCGTCCTTTCCGTACAGCTCGAGCACCGAATAGAGCTTGTTGTTGGCTTCCTGCAGGCGGGTGATTTTTGCCAGCACGGCGGCGCGGCGCTTGCGGTTATCCGCGGCCCAGTTGCCGGCCTCGCCTTCCATCAGCTCGACGATGCTGGCCACGTTCCGGCGGCACAGCACCCGCTTCAGGATGACGTTTGAAAGCCAGTCGTCGACCAGGTCCGCGCGGATCCGCCGCGGGTCGCACTCGCGGTTCTGCATCGACTTCCGACAGCGGTAGTAGAAGTACAGCTTGCCACCGCGGCCGCGGCTGGTTTCGATCTGCATGCTGGACCCGCATTTGCCGCAGCGCAGGATGCCGGTGAATGCGTGCGTGGACTTCGGCGAGCCCGCGGCTTTGGTGATGTCGGCGGCATCGTCCATCAGGCCTTGCACCTGGTCCCACAAAGGCCGCTCGATAATGGCCTCGTGGCTGGGCACGATGATCCAGGTGTCGCGGTCGCGCACGCCGCGCGAGGTTTTGCCGCGGCGGCCGAACACGATGTTGCCGATCATGATCTCGTTGCGGAGCTCGTTGATCACGGTCTGCTTGGTCCACTTGCAGCCGCGGCGCAGGATGCCGCGGCTGTTGAGCCAGGCGGCGATCTGGAACGCACCCTGGCCCTTGGCGCGCATGGCGAACAGCTGCTGCACCAGGTCGACTTCATCGGGCACAAGCACCAGCTTGCGGCGCTTCGGGTTGTCTGGCGCCGGGACGGATTGGTAGCCGAATGGCGGGCGACCGCCGACCCAGTAG